GAAGAAGGAGGGCCGGGACGGCCACCGATCAAGAAGGAGGACAAGATCATGGAAGAAACGAGCGTGATGGTATCGAAGGAGCCGGAAGGCATGACGGTCGAGCAGATGGCCAGCCTGTTTGCCAACATGGGCAAGGTCGGCAAGGCGGACCGCGTGACGGCCGGCGGCCAGGTCGTGCGCGGCGTCGTGGTGACGGTGCGCTACGACGCAAAGAACGGAGACAGCCCGGCCAGCCTGGCGGTCGAGCTGGAGGTTTGAGACATAAGGGAAGGACGGCGAGGGCGTGTTCCGGTTCAAAAAGAGCGTGCCGGTGAGTTATGAACGGCAGGGCTACATCTATTTCAAAAGCCGATGCTACCGAGAGCTTGGGCAGCGAGAGCAGCACCGGCTACTCAACCTGTGCCTGAGCGCCGGCGGCGAATACTACCAGCCGCTTTTCGAGTTCGTGACATCGAACGAGGGCGCAACGGCGATCTGCCTGCGGCACCACCTGAGCAGGAGCACGCTGGAGCGCGCCGTGAGGAGATACTACACGGACTTCCCTGCTGATCTTTAGGTTTTGCATCATGCCGCCGTCTGCGGACGGCGGCGAGCTGGAGAACCCAACACTATATTAAAAATCACACGCGCGCGCACGCGCGTTTTCGGGCTCGGTAAGAGCCTAAGTTTTCAACCATCTGCACCGGGAGGAGGGGCAAACGTGAAAGAGGGCTATTGGGTGGTCCGCACATACGAGTCCGGGGCCGTTGGAGAGAAAACGAAGTTTTGGGTACAAGGGGCCCGGCCTTCCAGACGGAACAAGCGCAAGGAGAAAAGCGAGATCAAGAAGCAGGAGCAGAATGAATACTCCGCGCTGAAACAGATGGCCCGCCTCCTCAACGCAAACTTCCACAAGGGGAACCTGCTGCTGGGCCTGGACTATTCCCCGGCCGGCATGGAGAAGCTGGAGGCGTACATAGCGGAGCACCCATTCCCTGCTGCGGAGAGCGGAGACGCGGAAGCAGATCACCTGGAGCAGCTGCGCCTGGCAGCTGATCGGGAAATGAAGCTGTGCCTGCGGAGAGTGAAACGCGAGCTTGCGAAGGCGGGCGTCGCTTTGAAATACATAGCACTCACATCGGACATGGACGGCGACACCGGCGAGCAGGTGCGCGTGCATCATCACCTGGTCGTCAACGAGGAGGCGCGTGACGCCTTCACGATGAAGTGGCAGGAGCTGGGCGGCGTGGACTGGAGCCCGCTGAGCGGACAGGAGGACTACACGCCGATCGCGGAGTATCTGCTGCGCCAGGTCCGCCATGTGCCGGACGAGAAGAAGTACGTCTCCTCGCGGAACCTGGTGAGGCCGCAGCCAAAGGACCGCGTTGTGATCTCCGACGCAGAGATCCGCGTGCCGAAGGGCGGGCGTCTGCTGTTCCGCGGAGAGTTCAAGCCGGGCAGGCCGCAGTACATCCGCTACATCATCCCGGAGGAAAAGCGAAAGACTCCGCCGGGAGCAGAAGAAACCGCATAAGAGTCAGAAAGCTCCCGCTGCATCGGCGGGAGCTATGCCGGCATGGAGTTTTTCGACACGACAACGCGGGCGCGGGGGCGCCGTGCGCGTGCGTGCGTACTTATGCAAAATCACGCAGTAAAGGCGAATAGCTTTACAGAAACTTTTGGAAGGAAAAAACAGGAGAAGCACCCGCAAAGCCGCTAACCATGCGGATTGCGGGACTTTTCATGCCCTGCAAAAGTTGACGGTTCGAGACGCGGCTTTTCTGCTAACGTGGTATTGGAGGTAAAAGGTCCTGCGGCGTCGAAGGCTTGCGTGCCTACGCGGGGTATTCATGTAGGCGTCCGCAGGGACCGACTCCACGGAAGGAGGCGGCCACGATGGCGAGGCCGAGGACCTATACGGCGGCCAAGCTCCGCAAGGCCGTCAACAAATACTTTGACAGCATCACGCGCGAACGAGCTGCGACGGAGCTGGTGGACAGCGGCGAGAGAGACGACAAGGGCCATGTGATCTACGAGCCGGCGGCGATCCTGAACAAGCGCGGCGAGAAGGTCATGCTGGAGGAGTACATCGTGCCGCCAAGCGTGGCGGACCTTTGCGCTTTCCTGAAAATCCACCGGGCGACCTGGGCCAACTACAACAACCACGAGCTGTACCCGGACCTGGAGGAGATCACGAGCGAGGTCTACGACCGCATGAAGGCGTGGAACGAGCGCGAGCTGCTGACACGGCCGGGCAAGGACATCAAGGGCATCGTGTTCAACCTACAGGCCAACTACGGCTACGGCGGCGAGAAGGCAGAGATCGAGCTGGGCGAAGGCGCCAGGAAGGTCATGGCCAGCGCGTCGATGGCAGAGCGGAAGGCCCTGCTGGACGAGCTCATGGAGAAGTTCAGAGCGGAGCGTGATGGCGCATGACCGCCACCATGACAGAGGAGCAGCTGGACCGATACCTGGACGCGGCGCTGTGGTGGGAGAACATGAAGGCCACCAACAACGAAACCTTCCTCCCGCTGCTATTCGACGAGCACCGCTTCCTGGTGCTCAAAGGCGGCGGCGGCAGCGGCAAAAGCATCTTTGCCGGCCGGAAGATCCTGGAGCGCGTGACGACGGAGCCGGGGCACCGGTGGCTGGTATGCCGCAAGGTCGCGCGGACGCTGCGCGAGAGCTGCTTCAAGCAGCTGCGCGCCCAGGCGTATCAATACTACGCCGGCGAGATCGAGTACATCCCGAAGGGCGAGAGCGGCGATATGTATATGCGCTTCCGCAACGGCAGCGTGATCCTGTTCTCCGGCCTGGACGACGTGGAGAAGCTGAAATCCATTTACAACGTGACGGGCGTGTGGATCGAGGAAGCGAGCGAGTTGAACGAGGGCGACTTCAACCAACTGGACGTTCGACTTCGCGGCGAGACGAAATACTACAAGCAGATCATTCTCACGTTCAACCCGATCTCCATTACCCATTGGCTCAAACGCCGGTTCTTTGACCGGCAGGACGAGCGCGCGACCATACACGAGAGCACCTACAAGGACAACCGCTTCCTGGACGAGGAGAACATCCGCACGCTGGAGGGCTTCCGGGAGACGGACGAATACTACTACATGGTCTACTGCCTGGGCCAATGGGGCGTGACGGGCAAGACCATTTTCAACGCGAAGGCCGTGAGCGAGCGCCTGGAGGCGATCAAGGACGCGAAGGTGCGCGAGGGCTTCTTCCAGTACGACGAGGCGACGGACGGGATCCACGTCTCCAACTGGAGGTTTGTGGAGGAGGACGGCGGGCCCGTTCGCATCTACGCCGAGCCGGGCGAGGGCCGGCCGTATGTGATCGGCGGCGACACGGCGGGAGACGGCAGCGACTGGTTTGTGGGCCAGGTCCTGGACAACATCACCGGCGCGCAGGTCTGCACGCTGCGCCACCAGTACGACGAGGACACCTACGCCAAACAGCTCTATTGCCTGGGGATGTACTACAACGAGGCGCTGCTGGGCGTGGAGACAAACTTCTCCACCTACCCCGTGAAGATGCTGGACCTCATGGGCTACAAGAAGCTGTACGTCCGCGAAGTGGAGGACGACTTCGACGGAAAGATCAAGCACGCCTTCGGCTTCCGCACGGACAAGCTGACGCGGCCGGTGATCCTGAGCGAGCTGGTGCGCGTGCTGCGCGAACACATTGGGATCGTGAACGACGAGGAGACGCTGCTGGAAATGCTCACCTTCATCCGCAACGAGAAGCTGCGGCCGGAGGCAGAGGAAGGCGCGCATGACGACTGTGTGATGGCGCTGGCAATCGCCCATTACATCAGGCCACAGCAGAGCATGAGCGTCCGGCGCGCAAAGGAGGACGGCGTGGCCTGGACGAGCGATATGTGGGACGACTTCAACCGGGCAGACGACGAGGGGCGCGAGTTCCTAATCAAGCTGTGGGGCGAGCCCAAACGATAGGAGGACAACATGGCACGAAAGAAGAAAGCGGCCAAGAACGCGAAGCTGGAGCTGTGGCAGAAGCGCCTGGCAGACAGCAACAGCAGCTACGACGCGGAAGTGCAGAAGATGGACGACCGCGAGCGCCTGTATAACGGCGACCGCACGCTCCAGCCCCTGGTGCCGGGCGACACGAAGAAAAGCGGCGAGCGCAAAAAGACAAGCCACGTCCGCAACATCGTATTTGAGAACATCGAGGCGCAGGTCAGCTCCTCCATTCCGCAGCCGAAGGTGACGCCGCGGCGGAAGCAGGACGAGCAGCTGGCGGACATCATCGAGCACTTCCTGCGGAACGAGCTGGACCGCCTGCCCTTTGAGACCATGAACGACATGGCGGAGCGCACGGTGCCCATTCAGGGCGGCGTGGGCTTCCTGGTCGAATGGGACAACGGCAAGAGGACGCACAACACCGTGGGCGAGGTCACGGTCAGCGTGATCCACCCCAAGCAGTTCGGCCCGCAGCCTGGGATCTATACCGGCATCGAGGACATGGACTGGTTCATCATCAAGGTCCCGACGACGAAGGAGGCCGTCAAGCGCAAGTACAACATCGACGTGATGCTGGAAAGCGAGAGCGAGCCGGAGGTCAGAGGCACCGGCAGCGAGGACACGGCGGAGGCCGCGCTGACGCAGTACATCGGCTTCGAGATCAACGACCGCGGCTGCATCAACCGCTATTCCTGGGTGAACGACGTGGAGCTGGAGGACCTGGAGAATTACCAGGCGAGGCGCCAGCCGGTTTGTAAGAAATGCGGCCGCGTGCGTCCCCTGCCCGGCCAGATCATCAAGAACACCGTGGCGGACACGCTGGGCAATCTCCTCCCCGATCCGGCGCACGGCTTCGCCGGCGCGCTGATCCCGGAGGACGTGGCGACGGAGCGGATGGCGGGACAGATCATGGCGGCGGACATGGCCGAGGCGAGCATGAGACGCCTGCCTTCGGCGGGCATCATGGCCGGCATCGTGGTCAAGCCGGGACAGGCGCCGGAGCCGGAACGCTACACCGGCGGCCCGTGCCCCTGGTGCGGCAGCGAGGAGTGGACGAGCGAGGAGCAGGAGTTCGAGCAGGTCATGGTTCCAATCGAGACGAGCCGCGGCCTAAAGATCCCCGGTATGCACCCCGGCCTGGACGAGAACGGCATGGCGGTCATGCAGCCCACGCTGATCCCGTTTTACAAGCCGGACCTCTACCCCATTATCCTCCAGCGCAGCGTGAGCGTCTATGGGCAGCTGCTGGGCAATAGCGACGTGGACGTGATCCGCGACCAGCAGAACACCGTGAACCGCATGGAGCAGAAGATCATCGACCGGCTTGTGAAGGCCGGCACGCGCATCACGCTCCCGGACAAGGCGAACCTGCGGACGGATCCCGAAGATGGCGAGCGGTGGTACATCGGCAACGCGGCCGACAAGGCCGTGATCGGCGTCTACGATTTCAAGGGCGACCTCCAGTACGAGCTGGCCTACCTGGCCGGCGTGTACGAGGAGGCGCGGCAGCTCCTGGGCATCACGGACAGCTTCCAGGGCCGCAAGGACTCCACGGCCACGAGCGGCAAGGCAAAGGAATTTGCCGCAGCTCAATCGGCGGGACGCCTGGAGAGCAAGCGCGTGATGAAGAACGCGGCCTATGCCACGTTGTTCGAGCTCATGTTCAAGTTCTGGCTGGCCTACTCCGACGAGCCGCGGCCGGTGAGCTACAAGAACAGCGAGGGCGAGACGGAGTACGCGGAGTTCAACCGCTACGACTTCCTGGAGCAGGACGAGGACGGCGGCTACTGGTGGAACGATCAATTTCTCTTTAGCTGCGACACGAGCGCGCCGCTGGCGAGCAACCGGGAGGCCATGTGGCAGGAGACGCGCATGAACCTCCAGACCGGCGCCTTCGGTGATCCGCAGCAGACCGACACGCTGATCCTGTTCTGGACCAAGATGGAGGAGCTGCACTACCCCGGCGCGGCGACGACCAGGAAATACCTGGAGGAGCGGCGGGAGCGCGAGCAGCAGATGGCCATGATGCAACAGCAACAGGCGGCGCAGGCCCAGCTCATGCAGCAGCAGGCGGCCATGCAGCAGCCGGCCAACCAGGTCCAGGTGCCGGCGGAGCTCCAGGGAGCTATCGAGCAGAAGGCACAGCAGGACGCGCTGGCAGCCGTCAACGGCCAGAGATAAGGGCAATACCGAAGGGACGCCTTCGGATGCTATACGACGCATGGGAACGCGGGAAAATCCCAAATCGAAAGAAAGGAGGCACAGCCACCATGAGCGATAAGAGCGCATACGTCGGCAAGATCAAGAACGGCGGCACGCAGGTCGTGAAGGCGCCCATCCAGACCACGGACGCGAAGAAGGGCACGGTCAAGACCGGCAAGGACCTCCGCGCGGGCAGAAAGTAAGCCCAAATCCGGCGCAGCCGGTCAAACATTACGCATGGGAACGCGGGAAAATCCCAGACCGGCACGAGCCGGACAGGAGGCAATTATGCCCGGATTAGAAGAAGCCAGCATTTACGAGGCCCTGGGCGTCACCCCGCAGGGTGAAGGCGCGAAAGAGCAGGAAGCCGCCAAGCCTGCCGAACAGGAGCCCACGAAGCCGGAAGGTGAAGGCGCGAAAGAGCAGGAGATCGCCGCCCCTGCTGCCGGAGACGGCAAACCGGAAGGCAAGAGCGTCCCGGAAGGGACAAGCCCTGCGCCCGAAGCAGAGCAGAAGAAGGAGGGCGAGGGAAGCAAGGAGGGCCTGACGGAGGAGCAGCGCAAGGAGTACGCCGCGCAGCGCCGACGCCAGGAGCAGCAGGACGCCATCGACCAGGCCGTGAATGACGCCCTGGCGAAGGAGAGGGAGAGAGTCAAAGCCGAGTGGGCGGCCTTCTTTGAAAAGGCGAACCTGAAAAACACCCTGACGCAGAAGCCCATTACCACGCTGGAGGAGTTCAACGCATGGGCCACGGACTTCGAGGCCGCGAAGCTCCAGCGCGATCTGCAAGCCGGCAAGCTGACGCCGGAAGGGCTGGAGCAGGTGATCGCCAAGTCCCCTGTCATGCAGCGGATGAAGGAGATCACGGACCGCGAGGAGGCGGCCAACCGCGAGCGCGACGCGGCGGCGGCACAGGCGAAGATCGACGCCGAGATCAAGGAGATCCAGAAACTGGATCCCAGCATCAAGGAGACGGCGGACCTTCTGAAAATGCCGAACGCCAAAGAGTTCTACGAGTACGTCAAGAAGGGCAACACCTTCCTTGACGCCTTCTACCTGGCGAACCGCGAGCGACTGGCCGAGCGCACGGCGGAAGCAGCGAAGCAGCAGACCATGAACGCGGCGAGGAGCAAGGACCACCTGAGCGCCACGGGCGCGGTGCGCGGCACCGGAGCCGCGAGCGTGCCGGCCGAGGAAATGGAGCTCTTTAAGCTGCTGAACCCGAACGCGACCGAAGCGGAAATCCAGGCGTACTACAACAAAACCAAAAAATGAGCCTCCGCCCTCCCGGCGGAGGACACGCCATAAGGAGGCAGAATTATGTTTGTTCCCCACAAAAACGCGGCGGGCAACGTGATCCCCTGGGAAGTGCTGCCGTGCAGCGCCATCACGCCGAAGATCGGCATGGCGCTCACGCAGAGCAGCGGCAAACTTGCCATTGCGACCGGCACCACCGCGCCCACCTACATTTCGATGGTCGAGAAGGACAGCGCCTGCGCTGCCGGCGACCTGATCCCCGTGATCCGCGTGGACCACGACACCATCTACGAAACCACCAACAGCGCCAGCTTTGCGTCGATCAACAAGGGCGACAAGGTGACGCTCCACGCCAGCAACGGTCTCCAGGTGACGGCGACCACGACGAACGGCGTGGCGGAGGTCGTGGACTTCGACGACGTGGCCGCGAGCGGCACCGGCGGCAAGGTCTACGTCCGCTTCTAATCTGGAGAAAGGAGACAGAGACACATGAAGATCGTATTTTCTGAGGGCTCCGGCGTCAACGACAGCGTGTACGGCAAGTGCCAGGCGCCCATTCGCATGTTCCTGGAGCAGCGCGGCGAGCAGTTTGAGCAGGAGAGCGTCCTGAAAAACCTGTTCAGCATGGGCAAGAGCGACAACTACGGCGACCTTATGACCACCATGACCGCTATGGACGGCTTCGATCCCGTGGGCGAGAACGGCGCCTACCCCACCGACGGCATGGAGGAGGGCTACAAGAAGCTGCTGGTCTACGAGACCTGGAAGGACAGCTTTGCCCTGTCCGCTGAGATCATGGAGGACGCGAAGCTCATGGATCTCAAGAAGAAGCCGGCGGCCTTTA